GGTATTTCGCAGCCCCGAGCTTTCCCTAGCGTCAGGTCTCATCAGTACCTTACGGGCCTCAGAGTGAGACAAGAGGGTATAGATCTCCCTCGAGTTAAGGGGTTAACTAGGCTGAGTTAAGTCAACGCTAGATCCGAGACCTGAGTGCTGGTCACGTTTTCTGAGTTCGCCGCGCTGAAAGGTTGCAGCAAGGCAGCTGTGACTGGAGCTGTGCGCAGCCGCATCGCTGCCGCTGTGGTGGAGAAGGATGGCAAGCGCTGGCTGGATCGCGATCTGGCGCTGGAGCTGTGGAACAGGAACACCAAGGCAACGCACAACGCGAAGGTCAGCCAGGCGGATCCGATCGAGGAGCCGGCGCCACGGGATGCACGGGAGCTGCGTGCGCGGCTCGAGGCGCTGCCAGACGATGCGATCCCGGAGCTGAACGAAAGCCGTGCGCGGCGGGAGCACTACCAGGCGGAGCTGAGCAAGCTGCAGGTGGCGCAGCAGCGCAAGGAGCTGGTGCCAGCTGAGGAGGTGAAGAAGCAGGCGTTTCAGATCGGGCGCAGCGTGCGCGAGGCGCTGGCGAATCTGGCCGATCGGCTCAGCCACCAGCTGGCGGGTGAAACCGATCCTGCGGTGATCCACCAGCTGCTCAGTGATGAGCACCGTGATGCGCTGCTGGCGCTGGTGGAGGCGGATCGATGAACGTGTGGAGCGATGCGTTCATGGAAGGGCTGCGGCCGGAGCAGCCGCTGACGGTGAGCGAATGGGCTGACAAGCACCGGCGGCTGAGTAGCAAGGCATCAGCGGAGCCGGGACCGTGGCGCACCAACCGCACGCCGTACCTGCGGGAGCCGATGGATTGCCTGAGCACCACCAGCAGCGTGCAGCGCGTGGTGATGATGTTCGCGGCGCAGACCGGTAAGACCGAGAGCGGTTCTAACTGGCTGGGCTACGTGATCGCGCACGCACCGGGGCCGATGCTGCTGGTGCAGCCGACCGTGGAGATGGCCAAGAGGCTGAGCAAGCAGCGGCTGGAGAGCCTGGTGACGGAGACGCCGGTGCTGGCGGAGAAGATCGCACCGAGCCGGAGCCGGGACTCGGGCAACACGATGTTCTCGAAGGAGTTCCCGGGCGGGATGATGCTGCTGACCGGCGCGAACTCGGCCACCGGCCTGCGCTCAACGCCGTGCCGCTACATCTTCTGCGATGAGGTGGACGCCTTCCCGCTCGATGTGGACGGCGAGGGCGACCCGGTGAGCCTTGCAGAGAAGCGTGCGACCACGTTCGCGCGGCGGAAGATCCTGCTCACCAGCACGCCGACCGTGAAGGACTTCAGCCGGATCGAGGCGGAGTACGAGCGCAGCGACCAGCGGCGCTTTTATGTGCCGTGCCCGTGCTGCGGTGCGATGCAGTGGCTGAAGTGGCCGCAGCTGAAGTGGGAGAACAACGATCCGAGCACCGCGGTGTATCAGTGCGAGGTGTGCGGCGAGCGGTTCGCCGAGATCCACAAGCCGGCGATGCTGCGCAAGGGCGAGTGGCGCGCGACGGCACCCAGTGATGGGAAGACGGCGGGCTTCCAGCTGTCGGGGCTGTATTCGCCGCTCGGCTGGCTCAGCTGGGCCGACATGGTGGACGACTTCCTGCGGGCGAAGGCTGACGCGCCGATGCTGAAGTCGTTCGTGAACACGCGGCTGGCGGAGACGTGGGAGGAGGACTTCGCGAGCAAGGTGAGCGCGAGCGCCCTGCTGGAGCGGTGCGAGGCCTATCCGCAGGGCAGGCTGCCGGAGGGCGTGCTGGCGGTGACGATCGGCGTGGACGTGCAGGGCGGCGGCGGCTCTGCAGGTGATCGCCTGGCTGTGAGCGTGTGGGGCTGGGGCCGCGGCGAGGAGGGCTGGCTGATCGACCACCAGGAGATCGCTGGCGACCCGTGCAAGGCGGAGGTGTGGAAGCAGCTCGACGTGATCGTGCTGCACGAATGGGAGCACGCCGGTGGCGGCAAGCTGCGCGCGGATGTGGTGGCGGTGGACTCCGGCGGCCACGCGACGGCTGAGGTTTACCAGTACGCGCGGGAGCGGCAGGCGGTTGGCGTGATCGCGATCAAGGGTCAGAGCCAGCGGGGCAAGCCACCGATCGGCAAGCCGGGCAAGGTGGACATCAACGCCAAGGGGCAGACGCTGAAGCGCGGCGCGCAGGTGTGGCCGGTGGGCAGCGACACGATCAAGACGACGCTGTTCGGCCGGCTGAAGCACAACGACATCGGTGACGGATACCTGCACTTCCACGCGCAGACGGGTGAGGAGTACTTTGAGCAGCTGACGGCAGAAAAGCAGGCGCTGCGGTACGTGAAGGGTTTCCCCGTGAGGGAATGGGTAAAGAAACCAAGCGCGCGCAATGAAGCGTTGGACACGCTTGTGTATGCGTACGCGGGACTAAATCGGCTCTATTCGCGGTACGACCGCAGAACAATCTGGGATCAGCTGGAAGCAAGGCTGCAGAACGCGGCTGATGGTGGAGCAAAGCCGCGGCTAAGATCGGGCAAGGGCAAAGCGCCTGCGTTCGCTACCAGCTGGTGAGGCCGTGAACTTCCCCGCAAGGATCACCGAGGGCGACACGGTCAAGTGGCGCGACGTTGCTGCGGCTGACACGCTGGGCAACCCGATCACCAGCGCCGATTGGACGCTGAAGTATTTCTTCCGGTTCAACCGCAACAACCACGGCGCAACGGTCACCGGTACGGCCTACGGCACCGGCTGGGAGTTCACGCTGTCGGCGACGACGACCGAGGGCTTCCACGCCGATGACACGGGCTACTGGCAGGCGATAGCGACGAAGGCGAGCGAAGCCTTCACGCTCGGTGCCGGGCAGTTTGAGATCGACGCCAACCTCGCCTACACCGGCACGCCGGCTGCGTTCGATAACCGCAGCCAGGCGCAGAAGGATCTCGAGGCCGTGCAGGCCGCGATCCGCTCGATCGTGAGCGGTGGTGCTGTCGCTGAGTATTCGATCGGCAACCGGCGACTGAAGAAGATGGAGATGGCCGACCTAGTGATGCTCGAGGGCAAACTGAAGGCTGAGGTGAAGCGCGAGCAAGCCGCGCAGCTGCAGGCCAACGGTCTGGGCAACCCCCACAACCTGTTCGTGCGCTTCTGATGGGCATCCGATCCTCGATTCTCGGCTGGCTCCAGCGCGGAGCAGCACCAGCACCGCGGCAGCGGATGTATCAGGGCGCCAGCGTCAGCAGGCTCACCAGCGACTGGGTGACCAGCAGCACGTCGGCCGATGCAGAGATCAAGGGCAGCTTGCCGCGGCTGCGCAACCGCTCGCGGCAGTTGGTGCGGGACAACGACTACGCGCGGCAGGCGATCCGTGCGGTGAAGAACAACGTGGTCGGCACCGGCATCAGGCTGCAGGCGCAGGTGCGGATGCAACGCGGCGGCGGCCGGCTGGATCAGCCGGTGAACGACGCGATCGAGCGTGCATGGGCTGAGTGGGGCAAGAAGCAGTACTGCCACACCGGCGGCCGGCTGAGCTGGCACGACATGGAGCGCCTGGTGATCGGCGCGATGGCCGAGTCGGGTGAGGTGTTCATCCGCAAGGTGCGCCAGCCGTTCGGCGGCAGCCGGGTGCCGTTCGCGCTCGAGGTGATCGAGTCCGATCTGCTCGATGACACCTACACCGGCAAGAGCACGGTGGACGGCAACGAGTGGCGGATGGGTGTCGAGTGCGACAAGTGGGGCCGGCCGGTTCAGTACGCCTTCCTGAACAAGCATCCGGGCGATGCGCCGTTTCAGGGGCAGCCGGGGCCGCGGCACAAGCTGATCCCGGCCAGCGAGATCATCCACCTGTATCTGATGGATCGCCCCGGCCAGACCCGCGGCGTGCCGTGGCTGGCCACTGCGATCCAGCGGCTGCACCACCTGCAGGGCTATGAGGAGGCGGAGGTGATCCGCGCGCGCGCCTCGAGCGCGCTGATGGGCTTCATCACCAGCGATGAAGGCGAGCTGCTGGGTGATCAGGTATACGACGGCGAGCGGGTCTCAAATTTTGAGCCCGGCGTGTTCAAGTATCTGGCGCCTGGCGAGAGCGTGACGGTGCCGCAGCTCGATGCACCGGATGGGCAGTTCGAGCCGTTCCTGCGGGCGATGCTGCGGGCGATGGCGGCCGGTATCGGCTGCTCCTATGAGTCCATCTCGCGCGACTTCAGCCAGAGCAACTACAGCTCGAGCCGGCTGTCGCTGCTGGAGGATCGCGACCACTGGCGCGCGCTGCAGCAGTACCTGATCGAGAACTTCCATCAGCCGGTGTTTGAGGCATGGCTCGAGATGGCCGTGCTGGGCGGTGTGCTGAACCTGCCGGTCTACGAGACCGATCCCGAGCGCTACCGCCAGCTGCGCTGGATGCCACGCGGCTGGGCGTGGGTCGATCCGGCCAAGGAAGTGCAGGCCTACAAGGACGCGGTGCGCTGCGGCTTCAAGACCTTGGGTGAGGTGGTGGCCGAGCAGGGCGGTGACCTCGAGGAGCTGATGGTGGCGCGCGCTGCCGAGATCGAGATGGCCGATGAGCTCGATCTGATGTTCGACACCGATCCGCATGAAGTGAACGGCGCAGGCGCCGAGCAACCGAGCGATCCGGCTGAGGATCAGGCGGAGGAAGCCGACCCGGCCAGTGATGCGGACCCGGCCGACGATAATGGCGAGGATGACACTGAGGACACCGATGGACCTATCGCGTGATCTCGAAGGGCAGCTGCTGAAGCGCTCGGAAGTAGCTGACTTCACGGTCAGCGATGACGAGCGTTCGATCGAGTTTCCCTTCAGCTCCGAATATCCCGTCGCTCGCTATTTCGGAAACGAAGTACTGAGCCACGATGAACGCAGCGCTGATCTATCACGCCTGAATGATTCTGCGCCGCTGTTGTTCAATCACGACCCGAACAAGGTGATCGGTGTCGTTGAACGCGCGTGGATCGATGGCAAGAAGAAGCGCGGCTATGTGAACGTGCGGTTCAGCCGCAATGCGTTCGCGCAAGAAGTGCTCGCAGACGTGCGCGACGGCGTGCTGCGTAATGTGAGCTTCGGCTACGCGATCAACGACATGGAGCAACGCGGCAGCGGTGATTTCGTCGCTACCAGCTGGGCTCCCTACGAAGTGAGCGTGGTTAGCATACCTGCAGACCCCACTGTGGGTGTGGGTCGGTCTCTTGAGACTGATCCTGCGGCCCCAGCCGCATCACCAACCCCCGAAACAGAACCTGAGGTTCCGATGGAAAACACCCCCGACATCTCGGCGGTGCGGGCTGAAGCGGCTGCTGAGGCTGCCAAAGCTGAGCGCGCCCGCATCTCCGGCATCACTGCTCTGACTGAGAAGCACGGCATGGCTGATCTCGGCCGCCAGCTGATCGAGGGTGGCCGCAGCCTCGACGAGGCTCGCGCTGCTGTGCTCGAGAAGATTGGCGCCAAGCCCGTCGAGACCGTGGCACCCGTTGAGATGGCTGCTCAGGAGCGTGCCTCCTACAGCCTGACCGCTGGCATCCGCGCGATGCTCACCGGCGACTGGTCGAGCCGCGAGGCTGGTCTGGTGCGCGAGCTCTCCCGTGAAGTGGAGAAGTCCGGCATCGCCAAGACCACCGAGCGCTCCTTCTTCGTTCCCTTCGCTGCTCTGAATCAGCGCGCCACCTACGTGACCTCCGGTGCCACCACCGGCGGCAACCTGGTGGCCACCGATCTGCTGGCCGATGACTTCATCGAGTTCCTGCGGAACAACGCCCTGATGCTGCAGCTGGGCGTGCGCACCATGCCTGGCCTGGTCGGCAACGTGGCGATCCCCCGCCGCTCTGGTGTTGCCTCGACCTACTACCTGAGCACCCAGACCACCGCGATCACTCAGTCGGAGTCCACCTTCGATCAGGTGACGATGGCGCCCAAGAACCTGGCCGCGCTGTCCAAGTACAGCCGCCAGACCCTGCTGCAGGGCACCCCTGGCATCGAGGATCTGGTGCGCCGTGACCTGACAGATGGCATCAACCTTGCCATCGATCTCGGCATCCTCAACGGCTCCGGTTCTTCCGGCCAGCCCACCGGCATCATGCAGACCTCCGGCATCGGCTCGGTGGCCATGGGCACCAACGGTGGCGCGATCACCGTTGAGAAGGTGGTGGACCTTGAGTCCGCCGTGATGCAGGCCAACGGTGTGGTGAACGCCTCGAACGTGGCCTACCTCACCAACTACAAGGTCTCTGCTGCCCTGAAGAAGC